TCAGGTGGGTGGTGGGGTGGTGAGCGCAGCGTCGAGGATCGTGGCAAGGATGCCGTTGATCTCAGCTTCCGGGGTTGTGGTGCTAGGGCAGATCAGGTCACTGAGACCGAAGGCCTCCTTCCAGACCTTCTCCGGCAGCGGAGCCTTCAGCGCTTCAAGGGCCGCGCGAGCCATGTCGCGGTAGTGCTCCTGAACGTGGGCATGTTCCTCCGACATATCGGAGGCCCAACAGTCACCGTAGATGGCCGCAGCCACCCGCTCGATCGTGTCGGAACACTCAGTCATGCTCATCTCCATGAAGATAGCCACTGGTTCGCCGTGGCCGCTATCCAGATCGGGGCAGGTACGGCCAAGACCACAGTCGCCGTTTAGCTTGCTCTGGAAATAGCCCGGCCCCGTCCGAAGACAGAGCCGGGCTCGTGTCAGGCTTCCACTGCTCTGCGGGCCTGCCTGATAGTACCCACCCGAGGGATCCGCGAACTTGAAAGCACGGACGGCAGCTCGGCGATTGCTGCGCCCTCAGGGTGAGTTCGTGGCTCACACCGAAGCGTGAGCGATAGGATCGACGCGGGCCGGGCTTGATACCGGCTAGCCATAACACCGGCCAAGGGTCGCGGCGGAGTGTCGACCCAACCGCCGCAGTGCTTCAATTACCCGCGCTTCCTTCAGCGCCGCCGCGTCGATGTCGAATGACCCTAGATCTGACCGAGGGTCAGAACTTGAAACGCGGGCCGGTCGTCAGTCCGGCCACTGAATGAGCATTTCGGGGTCTAGAAACCCTACTGCTCCAGTAGTCTCCCTCGGCCAGAGGGATGTGCGTGTCTAACTTCCCACGCCGCCGCGTCGCCCGCATTCTACCCCATGCCGAATCGCGTGTGAATGCCCGCTTGACTGGGTATGGTTCAGGCTTCGGGAGGTACCTATGTCGGACATTGACGATATTACGATCCGTCTGGCGCGCGCCGCCCTGGACCCTGAGTCCATCGGGCCGGCCGAGATGGAGGCGCTGTTGCGCGAAGCGGTCCAGACGATCGAAGCGCTGCGAATGTTCGCCGACATCCGAGAGGCCTCCTGCTCACAGGCGGATCGTGGGCGCTACTAGGTTCCGCCCCCCCCTAGCGGACTGGAAATAGCTCTCGGCAAGCATAGCTTCGCGAAGCGGGGAGGGTGCCTACGGCCCTACGCTCTACCCTTCGGTTTGATAGCAGCGACCAAAAGGTCATCATCGTCCATGACTGCATCTTCCGGCAAACCGTCGGGAACTGCTCCAAAGAGGCGAAGGGAGTCGATTGTTGCAATCGCTTCGCGAAGAAGCAATTCCATCTCCGCCCCATTTACAGATGCAGGATCCACTGCGGCTATGGCGAGGCGGATGGTGATATCTTCCTTGGCCATTTGCATCTCCGGTTTTGCCCACGTGATAGTGAAGGCTGCAAGCGAAAGTTCCCCTGCAGCCTTCTCCGGCACGTTAGTTGACTTCCGCCATCAGAGTTCGGTTCATTGATTCATAGAAGGTGCCCAAGACTTCCAGAGTCTCATTCAAAACCTGCCTATTCGTGGAGGCACCAGCATATGGACGCGACAAACGGGCTTCGATGCTTCCTAGGGACGCCACATCCGCCGCGATCTGTTCCGCCGCACCTTGATTGTGCTGTGCCATCATAACCGCCCAGTTGTGGGCGCTGGACGTTTTCAGGCATAGCGCCGAGAGTAGGCTATTGAACTCCCGCAAGTCTTTCCCCTCTAGGTCAACGAATGTTCTCCCGATAGAAAATGTCCGGTCGAGGGGTACATCTGGTAGAGGCTCAAGCAGGCGGATGACCCGATCGGTATTTTGAAAGAGATTGCCGGTGGCATCGACCAAGGGACGCAGGCCAGTCGCGAATTTGTTGAGCCGGGGCGCTTCTTCACCGACGCGGTGCACCACTTGAGAAACAGCGAGTGCTCCTTGCAGGCACTGACAAATCAGGGGCCATACGTCGACAACGGCGCCAATTTTCTTAGAATCTGAAATGAATGAGGTCGGACTTTGGACGTTCATGTCTCGCTCCGATTGAACCGGTTACCTTTCTGCCCGTGGGACAAACGGGCTCGAAAAAGCTGGTAAGTCAGGAGCCCGTCGTCAACTCCCCGCACAGCACAAGAGCGATATTCTGGCGGCACGGATGGCGCTGGTCCGCGGCCCGCAACCTCGGCCGAGACGCCAGCACCAAGAAGGGCACTCGCCCTTGCTTGAAGCACATCGATCTCGACATGGAAACGCTGCTCTGGACACGCGGTAGGGACTTCCCGATTTCCCTGCTCGCACAGCGGCTGAAATGCCCCGCCTGTGGCTGTCGTCAGATCAGCGTGACGTTTGACGTTCCGACGGATAGGAAGCGAGCCTGAGAACTAGAACGCCGGGCTCACGTCGAGCGCGAGGAGCTCCACGACCCACCAGCAGGTGATGGCGGCCGCAATCATGCCTGCACACATCGCTGCGAAAACGAGCGCCCGTGACATGCCCGCAAAAGTATCATTGATCACGCAGTCGTGAAACGCTCGTGATGGTCCTTCATGGTCCCCGATGCGGCAGCCAACTCCAGATCCGCATGAGCGCGTCGATCAGCAGCGGAAGACCGATCACCAGGCCGATGATCGCCCCGCCGACGATGCCGAGCACCTTGCCGACTGTGCCGAAGCTGATCATCACCCGTATGAGCTTCTGCAGAAACTCGACTTCCTCGGGCTGCAATGCCTCGAGCATCCGGCGGGTTTCCTCGGGCAGGTCGCCATAGCGCTCGGCAACAGGTTCGTAATCCGGCTGTTTCATCGGCCTGCCTTCCACCCGCATGCCTGCTCGCCATAGCTGTCGTGCTTCAGGATCTGCCGCTGGGTTCCCTCGCTAAGCCGGTCCTCGACCGACGGCCGAATCGGCGCCGCGACGTCGCAGAAATCACCGGCCGTCACGCATCCAGCGAGACAGCCGGTCATCAACGTCAGCAGCCCCAAGCTGATCCACCTCGGCATCGCTGGTCCTCCTTTTCGATATGGCCTTGAGTTTGCCGGCCGTCTGCCTGGCCTGTTCCTGCGCCCGCCCCATGGCGATCAGCTTCAGCGCGAAGCCGGCGATGATCAGCAGCAGGGCGCCGATAGCCGCCACGTAGCGGCCGACGCGGGTCGTGAAGAACCAGGCGATCACCGTGACGCCTGCAGGGTCTTGCGGATAAAATAGAAGGCCGCCACGGCCGCGCCGATGACGATGACCGCGCCGATGGCATAGGCGATCGGCCCCGGCCCGTTGGCGGCGGCGATCACGGTGCCGGCGGCGGTGGCGGCGGGCATCAGCACTTCCGGCTTCGTGAGGATGTTCGCCTTCGGCGGCGCCGCCGGCACCGAGGCGCTGGAGACGAAGGAACCCTTCACCCAGAGCCCGCCCTCGGCGTTGCGGCGGTTCACCAGGCCGGTGATCTTCTTGCCGTTGTCGTTGACCCACTTCGCCATCTCGGCCGGGACCGAGGCGTAGTCGCCCTTGTTCAGCTTCTTCAGCAGGGTCGAGCCGCGGAACTGCGTCTCGCCGATGTTGAAGACGAACGAGACCAAGGCCGCGAACTGGTTGTCGTTGAGCGACACCTTGACCAGCCGGTTGATGATCTCTTCCGCCTCGCGCAGATCCAGCCGCAGCAGCTCCTCCGCCTTGGCTTCCGTGATGACCGCGCCGGCCTTCACGACATAGTTGCTGTCCGACGTGTGGCCATAGCCGATGGTCAGGACGTTGCCGGTGTCGAGGTAGGCCTTCGCCTTGAAGCCCTCGAACCCTTTGATCATGGCGATGCCTGCCGCCGTAACTTCGCGGGTCATGTGTTCTCTCCGATGTGATGGGCACTTGAGGAAACCGATCAGGGATCGATCGGGTTGATAATCTCGGCGGGCGTGCACTGTGCAGGTCGACGTAGCTCCCCCTGCGGACAGACAGTCCGCCGCTTTCAAGCAGGCCGCGGACCGCCCGCCACCATTTGACCAACAGTGAGTCTGCCGCGACCGCCACGGTCTGGCGGGAAGAGAAGAATTTTCTCTGTGGTAATTGCTCAGGCCGAATTGACTGACGAGCCAGCCGGCGCGCCTACTTGCTTGCCGCCACCCTACCCACCCCGGCTGGATGTGGTGGCCGCCCGCTGGGCCTGAACAAGCAGGACCAGCGGGCACTTCCTCCCTGATCGAGCAGCGCTGTTTTTGGAACGGATGTTGCTGTCGCGGGTTGATTCGAGCAGGCGAAGAGAGGACCGACCCTTCCGACTTGGGTCGGTAGCGCACGGCTCGCTCCTGCGCGCCGCCTGCGGGATGAGCAGCGTGCCTCCTAGAGACGCTGCATCCTAGGACCCGCCGGCTGTTTCACATCCAGCCGGCGGGTTCGCTTTTTTCAAGCCGCGAGTTGGTACCAGCCTTCGCCCCACAGGGTCGAAAGCCGCTCGAAATAGCGCTCGTACTGGGCGCCGATCACGTCGAGAGAGTAGTGGTCAACGGCGTGCTGGCGGATGGTGCGCCGGTCGAGCTCGCCAACCTTCTGCGCAGCGTCCATGAATTCCGCCAGAGACCGGCAGCGATAGCCGGTCACGCCATGGATGTTCGTCTCGGTGAACGCGCCCCAATCCGTCGTGATCACCGGCGTTCCGCAGGCCATCGCCTCGATCGCGACGTTGCCGAAGGGTTCGACATAGACCGTCGGGGCGAAGACCGCCGTGGCGCCGGCCATCAGCCGGCCGCGCTCCTCAGGGCCAACGACGCCGACGAACTCACCATAGCCGTGCTGCTCACCGGGGCCTGCGAGGATCAGGCGCTTGCCGAGTCGCTGGCACACCTCCTGCGCCGTCGCGTAGCCCTTGCGATCGATCAGCCGGCCAATGAAGAGGAAGTAGCCTTCTCGCTCTAGACGAGGTGGCGACGGGACCGGCTCGCGCCCTGCTGGATAGGTTCCGGTCACGCCTGGGCCGCAGCCATCAAAGCGCGTGTCCCGATAGATCTGGCTGCTATCCGGAAACTCCGTCGGATCCAGATACCCGGGGATCACCGCATCGAACCAAGTCCCGTCAGCCGCGCACGGGTTGTTCATCGAGCGAGCGCCGTAGACCGTATGCATCCAGGCGTAGCTCTCGAACACCTTGAACGGCAGGAAGCAGCCGCCATAGCCGACGCCGATCTCGACGCAGAGATGAGCCGGGAAGGCGTCGGAGATCGCCTTCTGGGCATAGCCGCCGATCAGGCAGATGAAGTCGCGCTGCCCTGCCCTCGCCCGGATGCCGTCGATCGCGTTGGCGAGGAAGATGGTCCACGCGGGGCTCATCGGCTCCCATGGCGCCTCGGTGTAGTGGCCGGCTCCGACATGGGCCGCTCGATATGCCTCGTCGATGCAGACGACGTGCTCCGTTACCGGCGCCACGTTCTGCTCGCCCGCATAGAGCGCCACCTCATGACCGCGCTCGATCATCATCCGGCAGAAGTTCTTGACCTTCATGGTGAAGGCACAAGCAGAGAACGCGTCCGTCACGTGGGTGTGCGGAAGCGCGGCCACATGGAAGCGCATGCAGGACTCCGATGGCTATTGGGGAGGATGGCCGGCGGCTACCGGAAGACGGCGACGTTCAGGCGGGTCGTCGAGTAGTTGAAGGTGTTCGTGACATTGTAGGACGCAACATCGATCGACGAACTGCGCCAAGCGAGTGAGTGTCGCTGCTGAGTTCCGAAATTCTCGTTCATCGAGGTTCCCATAGGCACCGACCAACTGGTGCTATCAGGGCTGGCGCCATAGCTGACACGCCAATAGGCGACAACACGCGCTTTGGCTGGAATCGATACATTGACGGAGGTGGTGTTTGCCCCGCTAGCAGTCCCCTGTGATACGGGCGTCATGCTTTGCAGGTCGTTCAGAACACCCCAGGTGCAGGCCGCCTGCCCAACGGTGCCGCTAAAGGTGACCGCCGCGATAGCCGAGGATCCTGACGGGACCTTCGCAATGGCGAGAACCTGCCTGGGGCTGGTACCTACGTCGTTAATGATGCTGGCCGGCTGCCCCCCGATCGTCAGGTCCGTGATATCGGCTGAACCGGCGTAGCTGATGCCGATAAAGACGTACCGGTTGGCATAATCGCTGCCCAGATTGTTCAGTGTCAGATTTACAGAAGAGCCGATGCCGGTGGTGTACGATTGGCCACCATAAGCGTATGTCGGGTCTGGGAGAGGGGCACTCTCGTTGATCCTCCGCCGCCGTGCCAGGAGCCCATTGGAAAGCTGGGTGCTCACGGTGCCATGATCTCTTCGGCGATGGCGCCGATGGCTTCGAGCAGCGCCAAGGCGTCCGGGTCGTCCGCATAGACCTCGGGATAGTCCATGTCGAACCACCGGGCGAAGGCTACCGGCTGAGAAACTAGGGCAGCAAAAGCAGCATCCATCAGGCCGAGATCAATTAGGCGCTGCTTGACGAGGCTCTTGCGCACCATGCGGCGAGACGATGGGCCGGCGGCATACTCTCCCGGGTCGCCCCAAGCCAACATAGCCGCCCATTCCTCCGGCGTATCGGCAGCGCTGATCGCGACCGATGCCGCCTCTTCCGTCATCAGCAGGGCCGCTGTGTGCTCAGGGTTTGCGTATCTTGCGGAGATGATCGTGTATGTCACGGCAGGATCTCCTCAAGGGTGAGCGTGCAGGCCGCAGCACCGCCAAATAAGCGATTGCTGAAGCCACCGTTCAGATTCCCGGAAGCGGACGCACCCGTTGAGGGCGTTGCGAACCCAACTCGAACAGAATACGTCACGGACGATGCTGTGCCGGGTGAGTCAATAATGTCCGATACAGCCAACGCTTGACCGTTGGTAACGTTTCCCTGTTGTGACGTTTTGGCATCAATACAGGTGCTTCCCCGGAAAACAGCCAAGATCATGGCTGCGTTGTTGGCGCTACCACCGTTAATGACGGCGGTCACCCTAATCTTCGAACTGCTGGATACCGGCGTAATTGCCTGCGATAGAACCTGCGTGCCCTCCGACGAGGTTGGGATGGTGTCGTCGTAAGGCAAAGCCGTACTCAGGGAGGTGTATGTCGTGTACTGCGCCTGCAGCACCTGACCTCCGCCACCACCACCCGCCCCCGATGGCCCCGTAGCTCCAATTGGCCCCGATGCACCGCTTGGCCCGGTTGCGCCGGCTGGGCCGGTCGCGCCCGTTGGACCCGGAGTGGTCGACGCGGCACCAGACGGTCCAGTCGCTCCGGCCGGACCGGTTGGCCCGGTCGGGCCAGCAACAGTCGAAGCCGCGCCTGAGGGCCCAGTTGCGCCTGCCGGACCCGTGGCGCCTGTTGCCCCGACACCCGTTGGGCCCGTCGCACCTGCGGGACCAGTAGGCCCAGTTGCACCCGTAGCGCCGGCCGGCAACGGCACATCTTCAGCCGCAACGCCAGACACGCTAAAGTCGATGCGGGTCGCGCTGACAACGTGATAGTCGATGCGCCAGAGGGCGCTGGCGCCGCTCGGAATGCTCGGGGCCGTAGCCCAGCCGATCGGCTTCCAGTATGAGCCGTAGGCAAGGGTATAGCCGCTGCCGGTGCCGTTCGTGCCGGAGATCGAGCCCTTCTGGCCAACCGTGATGCTGGTCGGGTTCGCCAGCGTGGCGCCCGTATGGGCAAGCGTGAGGGTGAAATCCTGGTTGGTAAAGTCCGGGGTTATGGTGGTGCCGGACGTCAGCGCGTCCTGCTGGCGTCTCTGGCTGGTGGTCCAGGTTCGTGCCTGATCGGCGACGCCGGACGGGCCGGTCGCGCCAGTCGGGCCGGCGACCGTCGATGCAGCGCCAGAGGCTCCTGTCGGCCCTGTCGCGCCGGTCGGCCCAGCGACCGTAGAAGCCGCGCCGCTTGGTCCAGTCGGGCCGCTGGGTCCAGCCACACCGCTAGGCCCGGTGGCGCCGGTGGGCCCAGGCACGGACGACGGCGTTCCACTCGCTCCGGTCGGACCGGTAGCGCCAACACCGCCGCTCGGGCCCGTGGCTCCGGTCGGGCCCGGTACGGTGGAAGCCGCGCCGCTTGGTCCCGTCGCACCTGATGGTCCGGTCGGACCGGTGGCACCGGTCGCGCCGGCTTGTCCAGCGGCACCGGATGGAACCCACATCCACTCGGCGTTTCCAACATCCGCGTCCGGCGGCTCGTTCCCGGTGTTAGAATCAATCAGCGAAACGAAAGTCCGGCCGTTGAAGGTGATGTAGTCGCCGACGACGTAGGTGGCGCCAACGTCCCACTCGCCGCGCGGGGTCAGCCCCTCGCCGATCGGCCCAGACGGACCCGTCGCGCCGGTAGGACCGGTCGCTCCAGTAGCGCCCTCGCCGCCACTCAACCCTGTCGGGCCGTCGGCACCGGTTGCTCCGGTAGCGCCAGTCGGGCCCGGCACGGTAGATACGGGGCCGGTAGGTCCGGTGGAACCAGTAGCACCACGAGCGCCGGAGGGCCCTGTAGGACCCACCTGCCCTGCGGCGCCAGATGGCACCCACATCCAATTGCTGTCGCCGGCGTCTGCATTCGGAGGCTCATTGCCGACATTGCCGGCGACGAGCGAGACGAAAGTGCGAGACAGGTAGGTGATGTAGTCGCCGACGGCATAGACGGTCGTGTTGTTCCACTCACCGCGCGGACGCAGGCCTTCACCGGCCACACCGCTTGCGCCAGGAGCGCCAGACGGTCCAGTCGGGCCAATGGGGCCTTGCGCAGCGATCTGGCCGGCCGGCGCCTGCTTGGTGACGCCGTTCTGGACGATGGCAACGAGTTCGTCGCCGGCAAGCGGGGTCGTCGCCGCGGGGAGCGACGATATCTTCAGGTCGGTCATGTTGTGATCACGGCTCCCAGAAGAGGCCAGAAGAGGTTTCCTGCAGGACCTTGCTGCCGCTTTCCTGCAGGACGTATTTGCTCAGGCCATCCGCCCAGAGCTCGGGCGCCTCATCGACCGCAACCATCTTGTAGATGAGGTCCGTCGTGGGCTGCATTTCGCTGACGATGACGCGCTTGTAGACCCGGTCATGGTCGCCAACTATCACCAGGCACCCGGCACTGATCTCCGGGATCTCGGTCGGGTCGAATACCGATCCGGGTGCGTAGAGATCCGCCAGCGGGCTGGCGAAGGTGACCAGATCGGTCTCTTCGTCCGAGGACGACGATGTCAGATGGGTGGTGATCCAACCATTCGTTCGCCGGACGGCCACCGCGGTTCGAATGCCGACGGTGTGCATGTCGACGACGGCATGCATATCCGTGACGGCGTGCATGTCCGGCGTATTCAGGATCGGGGCGACCGAGTCCAACCGAACGCCGGTGATCAGGTTCGTGGCCGGGTCGATCAGGACTTCCTTGATACGGGCCCGGCCGGTGTGACGCGCGAGCGTGTCATGCTCGATCGCGACCAGTGATCCCCGCCGGCAGACGATCGCCTCGGCCGGAGCCTCCCACGAATAGAAGGTCGCGCGCTTCTCTGCCTGGGCGAGATCGAAGCGGGCCCGCGTGACGACCTGCGTCTCGTCGTCGAGGCCGCCGTAGTAGACGCCCTCCAGCTTGCCGTCTTCGCCCCCGTCATAGCCGTTGCGGAAGACCACCACTTCCTCGGTGGCATAGTCGGCGGTCTTGTCCCGGTAGTTGATCCGAAACCCGTCGGGCAGCTTCGGGAACGCCTTGTTGAACGAGAAGCCCCTGGCATTGCGAGGCGAGAACACCTGAACGACCGGCTCCTGCGATCGGTCGTAGTCCTGCACCACACTCCAGAGGTCGGACTGGTAGGGCTTGGCATAGCCGCACGAGGCGATCAGGGACCGGACGTCATCAATCGACTGGTCGACGATGATCTCGTTGCAGGTGTAGCCCGCATCGATGCAGCGCTGCCGCCATTCGATCATCTCCTCGAGGTCGAGGAGGTCTTCCGGCAGCGGATCAACGTTTTGGCCGCCGATATGGACATCGACATAGTGCGGCACCGGGTTGGACGTGGTCACCCATTTGTCGAACTTGCCCGTCGCCGGGTCATAGTCCCGCACATAGCCGGAGGCCATGCAGGAGACGTTGTTGATCTGGGCATTTCGGGCCAGGACGGCGATCGTCGCGAAGCCTGGCGTCGGCAGGATCGGGGCGTTGTAGACCGACGTCGTGAACTGGTGGACGATCTGCTCGCCCTTGTTCTCGCGGGACTCGGCGATCGTCCCGTTGTCCGTGAACCAGAAAAAGTCCGTCACCGCCGACTTGAACTGGTAGTTCGATTTGCTGAAGTCGCTCGCCTTGTACGAAAAGCCGCGCTTCATCTGGATATCGTAGATGCCACGCGGGAACGCCGCGCTCGTCAGGTGCATCACGATCCGGTTGTCGTAGGCGAACACATGCCGGACGTTCGAGGTGCTCTCCGTTCCGCGATAGAGGTAGTCGTTGCCGCTGCCAGCGGAGAAATAGCCATCCGCCTGGTTGGCTGCGGTGACCGGGACGTTGGTCTGGCCCGGGGTTGCCTTCGCGACGAAGTAGACCCCGTTCTTGCTTGGCACCGTTGGGACGTCGGTCGGCTCCGGCATGTCCCACTTCAGCTGCAGCTCGTTCTTGAACGGCGAGATCGACTGGGCCGAGATGTGGAACTCTGGCAGGTTTCGCCACTGCGTCGTGCCGCGGAGGCGGATGCGCGTCCGGATCGGGATCACCAGCTGATCCTCGGTCGTCCGATATCCCATGGCCGGCAGCGTGAAGCGGCACCAGACCTCGTCTGGGCTCCGCCGCGTCGGCACGCCGTGCCACTTCGGCACATTCTCCGACGGATTCACCCGGTTGAGCAGTTGCGCCATGTCCTCGGAGTCGACGGTGTGCGCCGACAACTCAAACTGGGCGCCGGTCTGCCGGCCGTAGCGGTTCACCAGGTCAATCGGCTGGTCGTCCTGCCAGCCCTCGCGATACTGAACCTGGATGTCCGAGCTGGCTTCGAACGGCGCCTCGTCGATCCGCAGGTCCTCGATCTTGTGGGGGCCGTTCAGCACGAAGACAGCCTCGACGATATCGTCCCGGTTCTCGATCGAGATGACCGGCTGACCGACAAGCCGAGGATAGACCTTGGTGGTCCCGATCACGCGATCAATCGAACCGCCGGGCTCCGCTGCAGCGTTGCCGCTCGCGCTGGCCGATCGGTTGTCGTCGCCGTTGGAATCGGTGCTGGTGTCGCCGGCCCGAAGCACCGGGGCCGATGTCAGGGCGCTGATGGCGAGAGAGCCAGCCAGGCCAACTGCGCCTGCGAGCACCGCCGCGCCCACGGTCGCGCTGCCGAACAGAGACGTCCCGGCCATCCCTGTGAAGGTGCCGAGGATTGCCCCACTCGCGATGCCGCCGGTGACGACCGTCAACGCAAGCGCGGCAACAAGCCCAATGATCTGCTTGGCACCGCCACCGCCGCCGCTATTCTCATGAACGATGTGGAACGTAACCGCGATCGGCCGCTCTGCGCTGCTGGCCTTGGGTCGAACCGAGCGCCAGAGAGCCCTGGGCACGAACTCGCCGTTGATGCGGATCTGCCCGCGCTCCACGAACTGCGACGGCAGGCGGTCCTGCAAGTCCTCCACGATTTCGGAGACGGACAGCCCCTCGCGCAGAAAGAGCACGGCCGGCTTCCTGGCGCTGAAGGGCGTCGCCCAAACACACACTACAGACATCTGTGCCGCCGAAACCCGATGATCCTGGAAGAGACGGAGAAGTGCGAGAGAGGCACGACCACGGACTGGGTCACCTTCTCGATATGCAGGACATGGCGGGGATCGGTAAGGATCCCGACATGGCCCGGCTCGCGCGAGCGCCTGCGGAGCATCACGACGACGTCGAATGGGCGAGCGTCGGAGAGGGCCACCTCGGCCCAGGGAAGCGCATCTGTGCTCGGCGCACCCAAGGCATCGCTGACGCGAATAGCGTCCTCGGCAGAGATATCAGCGTAGTCCGGCAGCTCAATCTGCCGCTCGGCCTTGAGTACCAGCCGAACCAGGTCGTAGCAGCGCATGGTCTCGGAGAATTCGAGCCCCACGTATTTCGAAGACCAGTGCATCAGCGCCAGTGCTTGTCGCTGCGGTAGTCGACAGGGATCGTCGCCCTGTCCTTCAGCCGGCGCGCCGCCAGCGCCAGAGCCGACTTCCGCCCGATCACGGCGCGGCCGAGCTCGATCACCTGCTCAGCCGGCAGGACCACGATCTGGTTGTCGAGCGTGATGCGTGAGAAGCTTGTCTGGAGACCGGCGATCGCCAAGCCGAAGTCGTCCTGAATGGTGCCGTCGGTCGCCTGGTACTGCTCGCCCTCGAACTCGATCGGGAGAGCCAAGCGGCGGTCCCGCTCAGCGTTCACGTCGGTGGCTGAGATAGGATCAGCCGGAGGTGGGATCGATTTCGTGCCATCCCAGCCGTGTCCGAGGACCATGGCGAAGTCGGCGTCTCGCACCCACTCGCCTTCGAGCGTTGCGATGAACTCTTCATCGGCCTCGATGCGCGAAACCACCATGCCGTTGATGATCTGAGCGAAAGTCGTCATGCGATCACCCACACGCGGACTTCGCCGCGCGCCCCTGCTGCACCGCGGCCGCCGCCTCCAGCTGGCGTGAAGCCTGCCTGACCGCGGGCGCCGCCGCCGCCTGCCATGACGCTTTCGCCGCCATTGGCCGTTGCCGAGCCGGTGCCCCCTACTGTGGCAAGGCCTCCTCCGCCACCGCCTCCGTAGTAGCTTGAGCCACCATTCGCGGCAGCGTTGCCGCTCCCGCTGGTGACAGTGGCATACCCCCCACCACCTCCTCCGCCATAGTAGCTCGAACTACCAAAACCGAAAGCAGATGCACCACCTGAAGCGCCAGCCGAATATCCACCGCCGACCGCCCCCGAGAAGTCCGCCGTGCTGGCCTGGGTAACGCCTCCGCCGCGACCGCCTACCGTTCCAGAGGCACTGTCATTCCCAGTGTTTCCTGCCGGGAAGACAGCCAACGATCCGAACGACGAGTTTGTTCCGTTGCTATTGACCGCCCCGCCAGCGCCAACGATCACCGAGACGCTGCTCGGGATCTGCGAGGCTCGGAACATGCGCGAGATGTAGCCACCCCCGCCACCGCCACCGCCGTTCGTGCCGGAGTTGGACCGCCCACCGCCACCGCCGCCCCACCCCTCGACGAACACCCAGGCATTGCCCGGCGTACCGACCGGCTTGTTCCAGGTGCCCGAGGCGGTGAATGCCTGATAGTCGAGGGTGTTCGTGATGATCCGGGAATCGCCGATCGCGATGAATGCGCCGTCGGAATAGGTCAGAAGCTGGCGTGAGCCGGCGGGGAAGCGGCCTGCCGTGAGTGCGGAGCCCAACAGGTCCACGACGTTCGCCGCGGCTCCGCCGTTGATCGCCAGTGTCACCGCGCCCGTGTTCGTGACGCTGACCGGCAGGACGAACAGCATGCCATTCGCAAGGCCGGAGATCGGCGCCGGGTCCAGCGTGGCGGTGATGGCGTTCGCCGTCCCGCCAACACCCGAGAGCTGGATGTTCACTCCCTGGCTGAGTCGCTGAACCTTCGCCTGGACAGCGTCCATGTAGGCATCACCAGTGACCGCCCCAGGGGTACTAGAGTTGGGCAGGATCCAATCGGCCATCGAAACCTCAGATGAAGAGCGCCGGGCAGCGAGACTTGGTCGCTCGAATGCCGGGCCATGAGCGCTGGGAGTAGTTCCAGCTCGAGAGCGTTCCCGTCACTTCCATGACGTTCACGTCGACATTGGTCAGGTAGAGGTGCTTGGCGGAGTACTCGACGATCGCCGGCGCATGGATCTCGACCCGCGGCACCACCGTCTGGTCGAACTGCGAGGCAGCCACGACATCTATCTGGACGCGGCACGGCTTCGTCACAGCCTGAAGGGCATGGCCGATCGTCTCGTCGACGTTCTGCACCCGGATCTGCGCCTGCGGCGGTGCGTCGTCATCGCTCAGAAGCGAGGCGTCGAACCAGAAGCCGATGTATCGGTTGCCGTTCCAGATGTAGTCGACAGAGTCCGATACCACCCGGATGATGTCGTTCACGTCCGGGTTGGTGATGGTCATGAAGACCAGCACCGCTTCGCCGCTTTCCTGGCTATCGAGCTCTCGGCGGAGGCCCGTTGAGACGCTGCGCTGCTTCGCCATCAGGGGAACCGGAGAAGCTGGAAGGAGAGGTCGAACTTGTGGTCATGCGCCGATAGTTGGTAGGCGTCCTTCGTGAACTTGTAGCTCGCGGAGACGCCTCGGATCGGGTCAACCCAACTGAACGGCAGCGCACCGTCATAGAGGGGGCCCTCATACCAATCCTCGAACGTCGCGCGCTCGGCGTCGGTCAGTCCGGTGAAGCGGATCGTAACGAGCGTCCCGGCCGCCGTTCCCCGACGCCGATCGATGGTCGGGCCGACTTCAGGGTCGAAGGTGATCCGATTGGGCTGGCGGGCCTCGATGTACTGATCAGCGTCCGGCTTCATCCGGCTCGTCAGCGGCCATGTCGCAACCATCAGGACCTCCGTGGCCGACTACCGAAGCGAGCCCGCTGCGGGTTGTCCATCCGACCGCTGGCGATGTTCTTGGACTGCTCGTCCCGGATGATCAGCCGGAGCATCTGCTCGCCGTTGGGACCCGTCGAGCGCTGCTGCTCGACATCCGGCGATCCTGCCGATCGTTGATCTACGATCTGGACGACGGTGCCGCCGTTGTCGTTGGCTGAACGGATCGCATGGTTGGGGACGATCATCCCGGAACTATCGGGCTTGAAGATCTCCGGGCCGTTCTCGCCGACAAGATAGGCATTGCCGCCGCTCACCGGGCCACCGCTGGCACGCGCCCCACTGAGGCTGCCGACGATAGCCTTCGAGATGATCGAGAGCGCCCCTCCACCGTCCTTCGTTCCAAAGATCCCGGCCAGTGGGCCCTCGCCAAGCAGTGACGCCTGCAGAACCGCCTGAATGAGTGCCTTCGTGATACCGTTGATGGCGTCGGTCAGGCTCTCGGCCCCGGTAATGGCGTCGTAGAAGGTCGAGGCAAGGAAGCTGGCCGCCTCCCGCTGATTGGCAAGGTCTTCGAGTTGCTGTGTCGCGTCCGCGGCGGCAGTTGCCAGCCTCTTGATTTCATCGGTCTGCGCCTTCGTCGCCTCGGTGTTGGCAAGCCCCGCCTGCTTGTTCGCAGCCTGTGCTTTCGCCAGCAGCTCGGTCGTGACACGCGCCTTTTCTTGCGCCGCAGCCGAGAGGCCGTAGGTGTCGGCCTCCGCCTTCAGGAGAGCGATCTGCTTCTCCATGTCGGCAACAGAGCGCTGCCAGGATTCGGCGCCCCGCTGGGCAGCGGTCTTGGGGGCCGCTGGCCCCGGCGGGATGATGGTCGGTTTGCCGTTGCCGTAGATGGTCCCCGCATCCAAGGGCGTACGGCTGTGCACGGAGTTGAAGAAGTCGTCGTACTGGCCTTGGGATAGCGTCCGATCCGCGGTCCCGATCTTCAGCGATCGGAGAGCCGCTGCTTCCGCAGCAGTGCCGCCGATCGTGAGGCCCAGTGCCTCGCCGATGTTCCCCTGCTTCAGCTGCTCCAGCGTATAGGTGATGTCCTTGAGGATGTCGGAGATCTGCTCCAACCCCTCGACGACGTATGGGGCCACCTCCACAGCGAAGCCGCGGAATGCGGTCGACATGGTCTCGCCTGCGCGCTTGAACTTGTCGTCGAGCTCCTTAGCCTTTGCGATCAGCGAGTCGTCGAGGACAGCACCGGCGCGCTCGGCTTCGGCTGTCAGGTCGTTTATGCCTGACGAACCTTGGCTCAGCATCTTGACCATGTCAGGCCCGGCGCTCTTCCCGAACGCCATCACAGCCAGGTTCAGCCGATCCTGCGGGCTTTTCGCATTTGCAACGAGATCCGCATACCGCTTCAGCAGTTCAGTCGCGGGCAGAAGATTGCCGGCGGCGTCCTTGATCGAGACGCCGTTGACCTTGAAGACCTTGCCGAGCTCGCCGACACCACGAGCTGCCTGGCTGGACTTCTGGTTGAACTGCTCCAGCGCGTCGAGGAACGTCTGGTTCTCGACGTCGCTGCGCTTGGCCGCGAACTGAAGCTCCTGCAGGGCTCTGGTCGTCAGTCCGAGATTGGTTGCGATGTCAGGAAGGTCGGCCGCGGCCTTGATCGTGTCCTTGAACATCTGCGGCAGCTGGGTCAACAGCCCCATAGCCGCCGTGCCGATGATGCTGCCGGCGAACGCCCCCGCCATGGCACGCAGTGCGACATTGGCCTGGCTGGCGCTGGCGGCGAGGTTCCGAGTAGCCGCCGAGGCAGTAACCGCCTCACGCTCAAGGCGCCGTGTGGCCGTCTCGGCTCCGCCAGCCGACTGCTTCAGCCGATCGAGCTCGCGGGAGGCGGCATTGGCCTCTCGACTGTCGACGCGAATACCGAGGGTGGCGATGTCGTTCATACCAGCACCTGATAGGTCACTTCATCGCCCGGAAGGCCTGCACGATATCCTCACCGGACATCGGCTCATCGTTCTTCGGGGCCCCGCCAAAGATGGCATTGATCATGTCGACCCTGCCTTCGTAGGCCGCCACGATGGCGGGCATTGAGGCGTCGAGGGTCTGGTCTTCGGTCCAGCCGATCCAGCCGGTTCCGACCTTGAACAGCCAGGAGAGGTATTCCTCCTGGCTTACGGCTTTCCCTTTGGGGCATCCCCGTCGCCGGCGGCCGCAGCTTCACGTCCGCCTCGCATGAGGTAGCCGACATACTTCGATACCGGGTCGATGAGCGAGGGCAGCCCGGTCTCATAGACCGCATCCTCGACCTCCGAGGCTTCCTTGCCGATCCCGACAGCGATGATCGAGGCGAAGGCGTCGAAGTCGTAGCGGGCCACCCGCTGGAGGGCGCCGACGAAACCGTCCTGGCCGGCGGACACGGCGCGAGCGGCGCGAAGGCTGGAGCGGAGGACGAGATCCTTGCCCGCAAGGGTGATACGGACCTCGCCGGCATTCACTGGCTTGTTCATGCGATGCTCCGGTTACGGCAGACGCGGGGTTTCGAGGATCGAACCCGACTTGATGCCGAGGGTGATGTTCGAACCCGTGATCTGCTCGGAATTGCCGATGTTGGTGGTGAAGGACATGACCTTCGCCTTGAACAGGATGGTCGTCGGCGCCGGCACCGTCGTGACCGTCTGCGTGCCGCTCTGGGTGCCCGTGGTGGTGATGGCGGTTCCCGTGGGAGTGGCCGCGACCGAATAGGTGTCGGCAGAGAGAACGGTCTTCACGTAGTAGGTCGTGCCGGCGGTGAGGCCTGTTGGGAGAGCGCCGGTGGTCGAGAACTTGACCGCGCTGCCAGCGGGCAGGCCATGGGCCGTATGCGTGATGACGCCGGGCGCCGCGATCGAGATCGTTGCCACGGCGCTCTGGGCGGCGCTGGCGTCGTTCGGGACTACCTTGAAGTTGTAGTCGGAGTCGACGTCGAGAGCCGCGCGCGCCGCCTGTTGGCCGAGGTCGGAACCATCCTTGCCAAGCTGGAGCTGGATGTTTCCGTCGTTCCGCGAGCCCTTGAACTTCTGAACGTTGCGGTCGCCGAGGGAAGTGAAGGTCGACTCGGAATAGACCCGGCCGAACTCGCCGATATCCGAGACCGAGCCCATTTCGATGTAGGTGTCGGTCGTCGGGTCGGCGGCCGTCGTGCCGATAGAGATCGTGGTACCGGCAGAGGTGGAAACGCCCATGTCGATAGTCCTTTCAGGGCTGTGGAAGGCCTGTTCGGCCGGCGCAAGCTGGACTCGATCGAGCACGTGTGCTCGACTGAACCCGCAACTGGGAGGTTGAGATGAGAGACGGACTGTACAAAGTCGAATTCCAAGGGCCTGGGGGCTCTGGGGCTGGCGTCATAGTCGTCGGCGATGGAAAGATCCGAGGAGGCGATAGCGCTATCGTCTATAGCGGGGCCTTCACCAACGATGGCGGTAAGATAACGAGCAGGATCTCAATCGATCGCCATACGGCGGGCATGCCGTCGGTGCTCGGCGTCGACAAGGCGACGTTTGACGTCGTTGGCACCTCAAACGGTGATTCAGCCGTTCTCCAGGGCACGGGCATTGCTTCCGCCCTTCGGATCCGTTTGAACCGCATCGGCGACTGATCGCGCAAGAAGCTGCTCGACATTGTCGGAGAGCCGCTCGATGGAAGCGATGAGCTTTTCAGTGAGCGACTTTCCCATCTCTTTCGATGTGCACATAGACGGTCCTCTGCGGCTAGGGTCAGATGTTCTTGGCGAAGGCTCGGTAGCGGACGGTCACCGGGACCATCCAACAGGGATCGTCGCGAAGCGCGGGGCCTATCGAGGCCTGCATGACGTCGATGCGGACGCCTTCCCGGTCGAGGCGGGTGCCGCGCTTGAAATGCCGGACGACGGCGCCAGCCAGTTCCTGAGGGACAGACGAGCCGACATTGAGCGGCCCGAAGACGTCGACCTGGAACAGGCCGCTGTATTCGTTGGTGCCATCCGTGGCGATGTCGATGCCGACGGTAGGTGACGGCAGTTCGTTGGCACGGAGATACCGGCCATCCGCCGGCGGCGTGAACGACACGTTCGGCCAGGCAATCGGATGAACTGGCAAGAGCGTCAGTGCAGCGAGCCGCGCGAACAGAGCCTCAACAATCTTCGTCTCGACGGCGGTGGCCATTCAATCTACCCTGCTCGCCATGCGTGAAGCGAAGCGGCTGACCGACAATGAGGTGCACGATCGGCTCGTGGCCGCCGTGCATGAGCTCGGCACGGCTGAGGGTGCGACCACCCGGGGCAACAGTGCCTTGGAAGCCGCGCGGCAGATGATCGGCCTGCTGCAGTTCGGGCTTGTCGCCGCCATGGAGAAGGCCGAGCCTACCGACTGCTGACGCGGGCCTTCGCGCGCGCCGTGACGCGGCTGACGATCTTCTGCCACTGCGCCACCGCGAGTCCCACAAAGCGTCTGGGCGGCCGCCCTTGCGCGCCGTATTCGACATAGGGGCCGTACTCAGCCGAGTAGGCCGCAACGATGGTGTCGCCGATCTCCGCACCGGCTATCACGAGATCAGCTGCCGCGGGGTCCCAAACATGGGTTTGGCCATCAGCAGGCCGGTTCGCTGCAACGGGCTCTTCGTTAATTCCCACCTGCATGGACGATTGAAGGAAGCCGAGATCGACCGGCATGTTGCCGCCCTCGCCAACCGATCGCTGCATCTCGGTAATGATCTCCGAGGAGGACTGCCTAAAGACCTTGGTCATGCGCGCCTCGGTCTCGCGGGTCCATTCGTCGACCTGGGCCGCGAAGGATAGGTTGGCGACCGCCATCACGTGATCCCCGCGAGGAAGTCGATCTTGATGTCCATCCAGCAACGGCACTGGATGATCTCGTCGGCCGGCGCCGTCGGGTCTCCGGGGTAGGCCAGCCTCGCGCCGCTGGGGCTAACGAACTCGGCCTTGAACCCAACCGACTGGCCATGCAGCACCTGATGTGTGTGGCGCACCCGCTTGTCGGCGGCGGAATGCCAAACCTTGGTTACCGCCTGCTCGTTCACCTGCCCGGCGTCGATCGCCTGCTGAAACGCTTCGACCTGGCTGCGGTGCAGCGCCGTCATGGCTTCCGTGCGCGCGATCACCTCCGCCCGATATCGGAGGGCGCGATTGCGATAGGCTGTCACCATCCGCGCCTGCATGTCCGCCGGCAGCGGCGTGCCGTCCCGAAGAGCCTTCATGATCGACCGGTCGAAGCGGCGATCCCGTAGCGACCGGCCCAGCGCGTTTCGGAGCAGTGCAGGATCAGCGAGCTCTGCCGCATATCGGCGAACCCATTCCTCCTGCGATGCCGTGAGGCCGATCACCCCGCCCTCGCGTCGGCCGGTCACCCGATTGACCCGGCCAACGAGGTCGAGGGCTACGGCCCGAGGGTTTTGCCCGGCGGCCATACCTGCCGTCAGGTGCTGGCGGATGGCGACGCGCTGATCTTCGAGGATACGCGAAATCAGCGTCGAACTGTGCTCGCGAAGCCATTGCTCGGCCCGGAGGTTCCGAACGTCGAACTGCACCCTCAGCCGGTAGCCGCTGGGCTCCCTCAAGGCCGGGATACGATCGGCCGTGTAGACGCCGCCGGCCTCGAACGCCTGAAGGATGGACGCATCCAGCGCGCGGAACGACACCGAGTTGAGCGCGACGGTTCGGACGGCTCCCTCAATGTCACCCCGCTCCAGCAGATCGGCGATCACCTTGATGGTCACTCGATCCTGGATCTGGGACACGCCATTCAGGAACGCCCGCCGTAGGACCGGATCCCACTGCTCGATCAGCTGGTCGAAGCGATTGGCCACAGGTCACCGGGCCACGAAGGCGATGTAGGCGACCGGCGTCCCTGCAGCTGGGATCGGTCGGATGTCTTTCATTGCGAGCACCATCCCGTCGATCACCAGCTTGTCGGCAAGAGTGGGGGTCACCTCGGGGACCGCAAAGATCACCTGGTTGTCGGTTGCGACGATGAGCGTGCCGTCGACGTACTTCTCAGCAACACGGCTGACCGTCGCATCAAGCGGATAGGTCGTCTCCGTCGGCGCGCCCGGCTCCCACGGTGTGGCCGGGTCCGGCGCGCCCGGGTTGACGCGGACGAGTTGGACCACGCCCTGCTGGAACCGGTCGAGCAGCCGGGTCGCAGTCTGCTGCATCCGGGCATAGTCGAAGCGAGCCATCAGACCACCAGAACGCCGGGGATCGGTTGGTAGAGGAGTTGGGCCAACATCTCGTCAATCACCGTCACCACAGGTCGCACCGCATCGGCCCCCAGCGTGGCGGTGCTGACATAGGCGACCTCAATCTCCCCGACCTTCTCTCTCGTCACCTGCTGAGAGGCGACATAGTCGGGCGACAGAGATCCCGGCGCCGCAAGCTCGCGAAGGGCTGCCTCATAGGTAGCGGTGCCGATGACGTCGGGGATGATATCGGCAGGAATGGAGAACCCTTCCCGCGTCATCGCCCCCGTCCTTGGCCACGCCTGTGCCTGGGCGAAGCCGCCCGTCCGAACCCCGACGAAGCGAAGGCCATACCGTCCGTCGATATAGGCGGAAGCGCGCACCAAGGCCGGCTGGACATCGCCGGCCGGGACGGTAGCCCCAACCGATTCAGCATACGCTGCGAGCCCGGCCTCGGTGCCGTAGTTGGCCATGGTCAGACCTTCGCCTGCAGAGCCGCGACGATCTCGTCCTTGGTCTCGGGCGTCTCGTCACCGAGGATCTTGCGAGCCTCGACCTTGAACGTCTGGAAGTGCAGATCGCCGACTTTGGCGAGGAGTTCGGCCGGCGTGAGACCGATCAAGGCCGGCGCCTCCGGCTCGTCCGCTATCGCGAACCAGCCGGTGCCGCGCGCGACAATCGCCTCAGCCGGCGACAGCTCCACGTCGACCGTCTGGCCCGGCTCGACGAGAACCGCGCCGCCGACGGCATTGAGGCCGCGCGGGCCCGGCTGCGTGTTGGTGATCTTCATCCGGACCTCCCTTAGATGCCGTCCAGGTAGCGGACCGACTTCGGCCGACGGATATCGACGCCGCCAAGGCGGAAGATGCCGGGAACGTCGAAGCGGATCGGGCCGGTCTGCCATGCCTGGAGGAAGCGGAACGGCATCGGCATGTGGAACTTCAGCACCTCGGGCGAACGGCGGTAGGCGACCATGCGCTTGCTCGAGGAGGCGCCCGCCGTATCCAGGAATCCGAAGACGCCGCGGATCGTCAGTTCGCCGCCCGTGGTCAGGGTGTAGATGTTGTTTCGCTTCACCCATTCCAGGATCGTGGTCTGGTTGACCGCATCGATCCGGCGCGTCGAGATGTCGAGCAGCACCGAATACGGCAGGAGCAGAGTGTCCGCGATCTCCGCCCCGAGCGTGCCGGTGAAGATGCCGGTGAGCTGGCCGTTGATGTCGCGGAGGATCTGGTCCGGCGTCTTGCTGGCGAAGGTCGTTGCCGAGCCCGTGCCGTCAGCCGGCGCCGTCGTTGCGGTCGGCGTCGAGGAGTTCACCAGACCGGTGAAGCCCTTCTGCGCGTCGCCGACGAAGGCAACCTGCTCGACCTTCTCTTCCGCGATCCGACGTGCGGCCGAAGCCTTGTCGTTCGAGAGGTTCATGCCGAGCAGCTGGGCGGTGCCGAGCTCTTCCAGGTTGTAGCCGTAGCCGATGGCGGCCATCGACACCGTCGTCTCGAACTTCTCGCGGGTCAGCTCGACCTTCGGGACGTCCTGCGCGTTGCCGTTGAACCACTGCGCCTGGCCGACCGAGTCCATCGAGAAGTAGGTGACGGACTGGATCCACTCTGGCGCCGAGGTGTCGACCGGGATCAGGGACGGATACTGGATGTCCTGATACTTGATCTGGTAGACCGTCGGCTCGATCAGCGAGGCCTGACGGATGAGGAAGCTCATAGCAACCTGCTGAGCGTCCTGGATGTGCATGTTCATGGAAGGATGCCCTTTCGGTTAGCCGAGGCGCAGGGCAGCGAGGCCGGCACCGGAGGTGCTGGTGTCCCACTGCGCGTTTGCGATGAGGGTGTTGGACGTGGCGGTCTTGCTCAGCACGCCAGATGCCGGTGTGTAGTAGACCGGGTCGCCGACGGCGACGGCTTCGGACGCCTGGACGACGATGACGCCCTTTTTCATGACGGCGACATTGGCGTACTGCTCGTACTTGCCCGTCGGCTGGGTGCTGTCCAGCACGGCGATGCCGACGAACTTGACGGTAGCTTCGGAGTCGACGACCTGGTTATCGGCGGTGCCCTGCACGGCCACCTTGCCGAAGCCAATGCCCTCCACATCCTCGGCCAGCCGAGTGACGATGTCGTTGGGCTCCATGTTGAGGACCTGGCCCTCGACCCAGCGCGCGTGCTGGGCGGTGTAGTTCGTCTGGACTGCGGGCATTTACTTGGCTCCCTGGTTCTTCCAGGCGTCCTGGATGCTGGTGACCATCGCGGTGTGCGCCTGATCGATGACCGCACGATCGCCAGTCGGCTGGAGACCGCCCTTGAGCGTGTCGCGGAACGGATCGGCGGCCTTCACGTCCTCGGCGAGGATGTCGAAGCGGGCGTCGATATAGGCGGCCGGCTTGTCCTTGATGGCGGCATCGCCGATCTTGGCCGCGACCACCGCATGGCGGATCTCGGCGTCCGACTTGCCGTCGGTGGCGACCGTCGGGACGATGGCCTTGGCCTTGGCGATCAGGTCACCGCGGGCCTTCACAGCGGCGTCGAGCGCGGCCGCGTCCATCACCTTGCCCTTGAGGGCGTCGATCTCAGCGTCCTTCTTGGCGAGCTCGGAATCCTTGGCCGCGATCGCCGAGGTATGGTCCGCGATCAGCTTGTCCTTGCCAGCGGAGGCATCGATCAGACGCTGCTGCAGCGTCGAGATGACGGTGGCACCCTGATCGGTCACTTCGATAGGGATTCCGTCGACGGTAACCGTCTTCAGGGTCATGGTGGGTTCCTTGTCAGGAGTTGCGTCGTGAGTGGGCGAAGCGCCCCACGCACCGTCACCGATGCGAGCTTGCGAACCGGCCCGCGCCCGATCGACGAGCGCCAGGTGGTTGATCTTGATGTTGCGCTGGATGGCGTCGTAGGGCTGGCCATCGGCCGTCTTGCCGGGCGTCCAGTCGAGGTCGCAGTTGTAGCCGGCGGAGAGCTCGCGCTTGCCGTCCTCGACAGCCTTGATAGCAGCCGCGTCCTTGAGAACGAGGGGCAGATGCACCCACTCGCCGTCTTTCTTGGCGGCGGTACTGACCTCGCCGACAGCGAGCTTGGCCCAGTTGTCGGCCGTCACCGCTTCGGCTGGATGGTCGTTGGTGACTGGGGCGTGGCTGAAGCTCTGGAGACTGTCTGCGGCGAAGACTTCTTCGGCCGGCCGGTAGACGCGAACCACGGCCTTGTCGGCCATCCCAACCTCGGACCCGGCATAAAGCTGGATGCCCGTGCGGACGGATTTCGCGGTGGCGATGAGATAGCCGTCAGCGGTCCGGCGAGGCTTACCCTCGACGGTTACAGCGTCGGTGAATTGCATTTCGTCAATCCAGTGTGGAAGGTGAGATCAGGGTGACCCTGTCACGCAAATGGAGATCAGGATGAGCCTAACGAGCGTGATCGCCACTGTGCTTTCGAGCAGCGTCGTCGTTGCGCTGATAACCTTCTTCCTCGCGCTTCGCCGCGACCATCACTTGTCACATCAGGCGCGAGCGGAACGGCTCTTCGTGGCCGCCAGCAGCTATTGCGTCGGCCTGCAAAGATACTTCACAAATGTCTCAGCAATATATGCGCAGGGAGGAAAGCTGTCCGGCTCGGGACTTCCCACGAACAGCGAGGCGATGATCGAGCAAGCAGCTCAAGTCGAGATGCTTATCGCCTTCTATTTCGTCACCCTAGAATCGATGTTTAAAGATTTGGAGTCTCAGAGGCGCACCATCTTTAAGGGTATCTACGATTGTGAGGGAGGCACAATCACCCCTGGCGATTTCGCTACCATCTCTTCTGGCTGGAAGCCCGCTTCCGAGGCGTTGCTTTCCGCGATTACGGCCGAGGGGCGTCGATTCTCGGCGTATGAGCCATGGAAATCCATGATCCCGACCTTCGTCAGATAGCGATCCTCCTGGTCATCGGATCTCTTCGAATGCCTCCGGCCCCAGCACAATGCGGCCTTGGTACGGCTCGACCTTCGACAGATCGATATCGCCGCCGATCTGAATTGAGATGTGGGGCTGGTATTCAGGCCAGTCCCACGAAGCTCCGGCTTCCCGGATCTCGCGGTTGCGCCAGACCAACTCGTTGGCCGTGATCAGCAGGGCGATGTATTCGCCGTCCGGCCCCAGCCGCTCCATCTGGCGCGGCCCGCCGGCGGCGATGTCCAGCTTCTCCGACCACGACGTGCCAACTGCGAACCAATCGACGGGGGTGGTACTGTAGGCGATTGTGACGTGCAGATCGGGCTCGATATCGGTGAAGCCCTGCCCCTTTGCCCAAGCAATGATCTCGGCGGCGTTCGTGACCTTGCGGCTGACATAGAGCGTGCGCGGCGCGGCATCGGCCGTCGGCTTCTGTCCAGGCTGGCTCTGCGGTGTCATGCGCTCCGCAGCGGCCTCCTCCGCCGGATCAGGCGTCTCGCCCAACTCCTCCGGGGAATCTTCAATCGCCGCCTCGAGGCCCGGATATGTTCCGTCCTCCGTCAACTGGTTCACCACGGCCTTGGCCAAGGCATCGAACGGGATGAGCCCGCTGTCGACGTAGATCTTGGTGGTCGCGGCCTTCTTGCTCGCCACCTCCGCCTTCTGGCCCTCGTCCAACTGCCAGAGCGGGCCCCACTGATAGTGGACCTCCGGCGGGCGCGAGCCGAGGGCGTGACGGATCAGGATCTCATCGAACCGGGCCAGCGCCGGCCGAAGTTCGACCTGCTGCCGGGCGGCGAGGTTGTCGTAGTAGTTCCGAATGTCGCTCTCCCCGGTGGCGCTCAGGCCCGAGGGCGACTGACCTAGCAGCCGGGTGACGGGGATGTCCGCGGCGCCGGCGGCGACCTGCAGGAACAACCGCATCAGCTCCGGGAACTGGCTGAAATTGATTGTCTTCTGCTCCCAGACCTCACCGCTTTGGCCGTCTCCCTCCAGCAGCACCGCGTTGATGGTGCTCTTGAGCTGGTTCATCAACGTGAAGCGCTGGGTTAGGAGCGTGGTCCCCTGGGCCGTCGACAGGGTGTCCGAGAGGCCAGGAACCTTGATGACGTCGACCTTGGCCTCTGCGATCAGGCTGGCAATGTGCTGCTGCGACGAGGCCGCGTTCTGCACGGCGTCATAAACCACCTGCAGGATGGAATCGCCCCATGGGTCCGATGCCGAGATATTGCGATCGAAGATTGGGGCGCCGATGAATGGAATGATCCGCGAGGGGTGGATCCGCACCATCTGGCCGTCGGCGCTCTTCAGCTCGTAGTATTCCGGCTGACCGAGGAAGGGAGACAACACGTCCCGAATCATCTCGCCGGCGGTGATCTCCTCTCGGGACAGCACATGCAGATAGCGAATGCCTCCTAGCTTCACTCCGTCGGGCTGGAGTTCCTTGTCGACCGGGCCGTCGGTCCCGATGTAGATGCCGGCGCCGCCCTGCAGGCGAGCCCGCTGCATTGCCTCGGTCACCTTCTGCTGAACGCCCAGGCTGCGCTCCGCCTCCTCGATCTTCTCTATCTGGTCATCGTCCGCCTGCCAGTCGCGCCACTCGCGCGTCATGTCATGCGGGATGATGTCGACGATCTTCCGGGCGAGCCAGTCGCCGCGGTGCATGGCATTGAGCTCTACGGCGGTCAGGAACGTGGTGACGAACTGGTTGTGCGTCGCCTTGTCCTTGCCCGTCCCCAACGCGGAGACGAGATTGCTCAGGCGGTCCATGAACCACATTCAGACCACCTCAAGCATGCCATAGCGGCTCTTCTGGATGAGCTGCCCGAAGGCGCCCGATGATGCGTCGACCTGGTCCTTTGCGCCGCCGCCCGGGAATAGGCAGAGCTCGTCCAGATAGGCCTCGTTCCACTCTCCCTCGACCAGGAAGACGTTGCCGGCCTCGCACTGGGCGGAGAATGGTTCGGCGCGGGTGACCTTGTCGCCGCTCTCCGGCTCAGCATGAACCGTCCAGCCTGCGAGCATGAGCACCATGTCCTTGGCCTGCACCTTGCCGGCTTGGCCGGGGTCTTGAGGCAGGCTGATCGTGACGCCCTTGCCGTCGGTCTCGGCCGTGGTCTTGATGGTCCGTCGCACGTCGGCGCCTTCTTCCAGCACCCGAACGACATGACCGACGATGAATGAACCGTCTGGCGCGCGCCCCAGCTTCACGCCGGCCGTTGCCGCCTGCCCTGAAAGCTTCCGTTTCGCTGCCGTCGCTGCAAGATCCCAGTGGCGAACCCACTTCGTGCCCGGCGGCGCCTGGCGGAGGATCTTGCCCGCGAACCACGAGCGCTTGAACAGGCCGCCTTCGCGAGGCGTCGGCCGCTGCTGGAACTGGCCGGCCACGGCATAGGAGCCCATCGGCACCTTGTCGCGGTCGACCACAGAGCGCGGGAACCGCTCGGGGAATAGAAGCTCGCCCTCGTAGGTGCGCGGGTCTTCGAAGCCGATGGATGTCCGGCACCGGCGCTCCGGCTCGAACTCCATGGGCAGCATCAGGTGCTCGTACCCGAGCTTCAGCGCCAGCGCCTGGCCGGAGACATCCTTCTCGTGCAGACGCTGCATGATCACGACGATGGCCGAGGTGGCCGGATTGTTCAGTCGGGTCGGCACCGCTTCACGGAAGATGCGGGTCGTGCTCTCGCGCTCCGCCTCACTCTCGGCCGTCTCGGTCGAATGCGGGTCGTCGATGATAACTCGATCGCCGCGGCCGCCGGTCAGCGAACCGAAGGCCATGCCCTCGCGAAACCCGGTCTTGTTGTTGGCGAAGGAGGCCTCGCCTGCCCTCACCAGTTCAATCTCCGGCCAGAGGCTGCGGAACCAGTCGGACGCCACCAGATCGCGCATGCGGCGACTGTCGCGCTTCACGTATTTCTCGGCGTAGGACGTGGTCAGGAACCGGTGAGCCGGGAGGCCTTTCGGCCCCCATTCCCATGCCGGCCACAGAACCGACGTCAGGAGCGACTTCATGGTGCCAGGCGGCACATTGATCAGCAGCCGGATAATGCGGCCGTCGGTGACCGCTTCCAGATGCTTGCAAAGGGCGTCTACGTGCCAGCCGTGAACGTAGGGCTGCGATGGCTCCAAGACATGCCACGCCTCGCGCACGAACCCCGCCAGCGACTGGCACCGCGCCCGGATGGCCTCGGCGTCCCGCTGGACCCGTTCGCGCTCCCTGACCGCCTCTCTACGTCTCCGCTCCGCCCGGATCTCCGCCAGCGTCGGCAAGCGGGCCGAGGATGGCCTCAAGGCGGTCGAGGTCTGCATCGGATACCTTGGTCAGATCGTAGGAGCCGATGGCGCCGGAATGCTGGACGGACTGGCTGGGCTTGCCGTAGGCGCGATCGAGCAGCGCATTCGCGGCGGCGACGCGGGCGCTTTCGCTTTCCCCATTCGTTGCGACCTTCACCAGTGCGGCCAGCGCCACCGAGGTATGGTTGCGGGCAAGCTCCTGAAGCGATGCCTTCTGTTCGCGCGTTGCCTTATTCTGCCGGCCCTGCGGGCGCCCGGCCCCGGCTCGTTTGCCGCCGCGCTTTGCTGCGGTCATTTGATTTCCGTTTGATTTTCAGGGCCGAATCACGAGAGCATTGCCGTTGGGTAAACCAACCGGAGGCTGCAATGGCTAAGGAACCACCGAAAAAGACCGTGTACCGCGATTCCAAGGACGGGCAGTTCATCAAGAAGCAGGAAGCGGAGCGGCGTCCGGCGACCACCGAGAAAGAGCGAGTGTCCGTCGGGAAGCCAGCCCCGAAGAAGTAGCCCGTAGCCACGGCGGAACGACCATGACGACCTTGAACGTTGCTCACATTCGTGAGCAGGGCCAGGATATGATCATCGCGCCGCTTGACGGCTCTTTTGAGCACAAGACATCGGCTCAGCAGGCAGCTGCTATCGAGCAGATCCAACTCGCTGCCAATAGCGCGGGACTACGCGGTACTGTTGTTGCTATCTGGCCCGTGGGTGGGAGGACCAAGTTCATCGGTCCGCGGCCTTGGCACCCGTTTCTTCGCGGGCTGAGCCTGCAACAGGTGATGGCGAACGTGAATAGGAATCTGACCTGGTAAGCAGATCCTCAACCGCAGCCGAGTTGGCATGCAGCATCTGCTTCATCTCCTCGGTCAGGGGAGAATGGCAAACATCGCTGACACCGAGGATCGTCATGCCGCCAGCCCATTCGCCGTCGTCAGCTGGCCATCCGCGATCTGCGCGCGGCGGCGAGCACATTCCCGCTTGCCGTTCGCCGCATACCGGGTGCCGGACTTGGGCAGCCGGCGGCGCCGGGTAGGCGTAACCTGGGCGACCGACGGCAGTCCGCGAACAACTTGCGGCGGCGTAACCACCGATGCGGCAGCGCCACCGGCGAAGGCCAGCGCGAGCGCAGACAGGCCGAGACTCATGAATGAGCGGCGGAACATGCAGTTCTCCGTGGTGCTGGGTGATGGTGCCCAAGGCAGGACTCGAACCTGCAATGCTGACCCGTTTTGAGCGGGCGGTGTCTGCCGTTCCACCACGAGGGCATTGGTTGCGGCGACCGGACTTGCACCGGCGATCTTCAGGGTATGAACCTGACGAGATGCTGCTTCTCTACGCCACTGAAACTGGGTGGCCGGGAGGTTTTCCCTCACCGGCCGGCGTCCCAAGCGGGGGCTTGAACTGTCACATCGCAGGCTGCTCGTATCGGGCGAGGATCTTGCGGCGCCGCTCTGCTTGCTGCTCGGCCCAGGTCATATCCCGGGCCTCGGGAACATCGATCGGCCTGGCGTCGTCTTCCATGAAGGATCGTGGCGACGCAGAAATCGACAGGCTATCGATTTGCCCCCCCTCTATGCCCTCATGTTGTGCCACCCGTCCATAGTCCGGATATCGCAAGTTTATCTCAGCCTTACAGAGACTTAGCGCAACCCGCTCATGGATAAGGTTGGTCAGGCGATAAGCCGACCTACGGGGAACGCGGTTTTTGCGGCACCAGCCGGCGAAAGAGCGCTTTCCCGCCTCGCAGGATGCCCGCGCCCATAGGATCTGGCGAGCCTTATCCTCGTCGACGAGAGCGTTGATCCACGCCCGCGCCTCGTCGGCCCGCGAGATGGCCGCGGCGTCGGGAATGTAGCGCACCTGCGCCTGGCCGTAGCCGTAGGCGTCCTTGTGCTCCCGGGCATAGACCGGCCACAGGCTGCGGACCTGCCCCGGGCCGACCCGGTCAACGACGATGTGGGCCATGGTGTCGGCGGCTTCGACAAGCCGTTCCCGAACGAGCAATGCGGTCCAGGTCATAGAAGGCTCCCTTGCTGCTCTTGGGTCAGGGCGTCGCGGAGAGCCATGACGAGGAGGATGTAGATCCGGCTGCGCTTGGAGAACCGACGGCCGGTCAGGGCTTTGCGGCGGATATCGGCGAGTTCGATCGCGGCGATCGCGTCCATGAACTCGCCGGCGCGCGCGTCGGCCCATTCGGGGAAGTCGAGGACGATATCGGAGACCGCGAGGATCGTTTCGGACCAGAGCTCGGCGGTGTTGTTGCGCGACCAGAGGATGGCCTTCAGCACGAACAGGAGGTGGCCGTCGCCGTGCTTGAGCACGATCCGACGCATGACCTGGCGGGCGTGGGTCTGCCGAGGCCGCCGCCGCTTGCGATACGGGACGATCTTGATGCCGAGTTGATCGCAGAGACGATCGATCTTCGACAAGTCAGCGCGCCCCCAGCTTCTCGATGGCCAGGGCGATTTCATCCGCAGCGCTGACCTTCGCAGCGGCGGCTCTGTTGGCGCGCCCGGACTGGTTTCGCCGGCGGCCGTAGTCACGAGCCACCTTGGCGCAGTCGGCGATCGCCTGCTTCCTGGCCGCATCCATGGCGGCGTGAATCGTCTCGGAGCTGGTCGTCACCTTCACAGCATGCTCCCCTGATCGCGCCAGTCCTCGACGAGTGAGGAGAAGCGGGTGAACCGGGCCTCGCGCTTGATGACCTTGCGGATGCCACCCTCGGCGAAACGGGCCTTGAGCCCGACGAGCTCGGCTTTGCCGGCTACGAATTCTCGGCGCCCCTCGACCTCGGTCTTCCGCTTGTCGGTTCGAGCCGTCGACAGCATGTGGTCGATCCACTGCTCTTCGACATAGAGAGCGATCAGGCCGTCCAGGTTCTCCAGCGTGCCGGCGCCGCCATAGGCGTCCCCTCGAACCGGCCGCGGGTTCTCCCTGCCCTGCCCGTCGCTGTTCCGCTGCATGAGCAGGATGCCGGCGTTGTCGGTCTCCTGCATGAGGGCCTTGAGGTCGCCGTAGACCTGATTGACGCCCTCGGCCAGCATGGCGCGCCGATCGGTGAAGCTGATGCGCTTCGCGTGGTCGATGATCACCAGACCCTTGCCGAATTTCCGGTTGAAGGCCCGAACCCACATCGAGATCTCCGCCGTCGTCGGCCGGCCCATCTTGCGGACCTCGAACGGCTTGTCCCGCATCTGGTTGAGCAGGTTGATGACGGACTCGAGCTCGGCGTCGCTCGCCCTGCCCTTGCGGAGATCGTTGGACTGGACCGACGCCCGCTGCGACGCAATCTGCTTGTAGACCTCGGTCGGCTTCTGATCGCCCGACAGGAAGAGGACCGGATAGCCGGCCTCCATCGCGTGATAGGCCTGCTGCAGGGCGAAGCTAGTCTTGCCGCCGCCTGAATCTGCCAGCAGCCCGATCAGCCAGCCGAACTCCAGATCATCGCCAAGCACCTGCTGTGCCTCTCCGATGAACCAAGGCACCGCCTCGCTCTTCTGGCGCTGATGCGCGAGGCTGATCTCCTCGATCGCGCCGTCGGCGGCGTCCCCGTCCTCGGATGACCGCCCCTTACCGATCGCTTCCGAGAAGGTCTTCTCGCACTCGGCGATCAATTCCTCCGTCTTGGCGCCCGGCTGGGTCAGCGAAGCCCATTCATGGATCCGCTCGGCCGCCAGGACGAGCTCGCGCCGGATGGCGGCGTCCTTCACCGCCATCGCGAGATCGACGACGGCGTATGTCATCGGATACTCGGCGAACAGCCGGACGACATAGCGCATGCCGGAGAGCTCGCCGACCTGCAAATCGTCGGAGACGACACCCTTCATGGTGACCGGGTTCGCGACCTGTCCCGCGCCGATCATGTCGCCGATGATTTTGAAGAGGTGGCGGTGCACCGGCTCGAAGAAGTCGTCGGCCCTCAAGATCGACGACACCCGGTCGAAGCACGTGTTCTGGGACAGGATAGAGCCAATGACGTGCTGCTCGGCCTCGAGGTTCTGCGGCAGGCCTGAGTTCATGCGGTTGCCCTCAGAAGATCGAGCGCTTCGAACCGGCGTTCGTTGGCCGCCAGCCAGAAGACGATACCGACGGCCTCGGCAGCGTCAGAATTCGGCACGACGAAACCGAGTTGGAGGCCCAGCGACGCCGCCTTCATCTTCGCCTCCCGCTTCCACCACTGTCGGCGCCAAGCGCTATAGGCATCGGTTTTGACGTCAGCCGGCGGCCGCGGCGGCTTGGTTCCGGCGCCGAAGAACGACTTGCGCCAAGTATTGACCGCGACCTCTTCGTACTGGATCCCGGCCGGCAACTGGAGCTTCTGCCGAGGTGCGGCGATGGTCGCGAGAAGGACAGCGCGAATGCCATCCTGTCGCTTGGCGGCTGCGTCGAACTTGTCCGACTTCCACACCTTGCCGCCTACCATGTCGCTCCGGCCATCTTCCCAATGACCGGCAGAGGTGGGCATGCGCATCTCGACGGCGACACGCATCGGACGGCGCTCGACGATCAGAGCGCTCGCCTTGCGAGCAAAGTCGCTGAAGAACTGGCCGTCGGTGTCGCCGACGCCAGTGAACGATCCGCATTCGACGCGGGGCTTCCGCCCCCTGCCCAGATCCTCGTAGGTGGCCCAGCCGCATTTCGTGGCCGGGTCGAATGCCATCAGAACAGTCATGCGACAGCCAGCCGAAGCTGCCCCTGCTTCTCGGCGACCACGCGCTGGATTAGCCGGCGACCGCCCTGGTCGAGCCACTGGCGGGACAGCGCGGGGTCGAAGACGTAGCGGGTTTCATTTGCCAGGGATGCCCTCTGGACAGCTGTGCCTCGGTCAGCGTGGAACTGACGAAGGGCATTGGACACTCGGCGAGAAATGCCGCGGAGTCCTCGACGATCGGACACGCCTGCCCATTCGACTATGGTCAAGGCAGGAATCATATTCACCACTGCCGACGATCGGGAGAGCACCCGCTCTTCGACCAGTTGCGGGATTATCGCAGACAACTCGCGGTGAATAATCCCCTTCACGATCCCGCCGATCTCGCGGCGGACATCGCTTGGGAGAGAAGTGAAGGAGCCCCCGGCGTTGCGCCGACCGAGCTCCGTTTCCATCCTGTTGAAGGCGTCGATGAACTTTTCGCGCCAGGCCATTGCGACGGCGCCTGTGAACCCCATCGCAAGCATCGCGAAACCGTCTCTCGTCATCTCGATGAGCTTCATCGGACGGCCGCCGGTCGAAACGACCTTTTCCGCAAAATTGCGGGAAAGGAAGTCACCGGAACATTCGAGATTTGAAAAGGCACGTCGGACGTCGTCATGGCGTCGACCAAAGCGCTCGGCAACCTCAACGCTCGTGACAACGGCTTTGCCGTCGCTGAGGACTACCGTCGGGAGAGCCGTATCGGTGATAACCGACTGGGGCATGGCGACCGGCTGCCCGCCGAGCGCCGCCATCTGCATCTCCTTGAGGATGCGGCGGAGCTTGTGAGCTTCGTTGCGTGCCGTCAGCTGGCGGCTGGGCGTGCCGGAGAAGTTCATCCGACGCTCCATCCCGCAGTAGCGGACCGTCAGCTCGGGGTGCGGCCGCTTGTCGACCACCGACCAGTCGGCATCGTCGATGCGGAACTCCTGCAGGACGCGGCGCAGTTGCTTGAAGACGTCACCGGCGCGGATTTTCGAGAGCGGATCCTTGGACATCAGTTGCCTCCCTTGTTCGAGGCGACCTGCTTGTCGTCCGGCCAGTCCTCGCCAAACGGCTCCTCGTCTTCGAGATCGGCCTGATCCCCACCGACGTCATCGGCTTCGACGACCTCCGTCTGGCTCTCCTCCTCCGCCTGCATCGCGATGACGCGCTGACGTTCTTCGGAGCCCTGATAGTGCCCCTTGATCCATTGCTGGCCGGCCGCCGTCGAAAGGTCGTGGGGATTGTCGGCCGGTTCACCCAGGCGTCCGGCGAGGAGCCCGTCGTCGAAGGCCTTCTCGTCGATCGGCGCGAGCGTGGTGGCGGTCTCGAACAGGTCGAGCTGTGCCTTCTTGATGCCGACGCCGAGGATGTTGAGGTAGCGCAACAGCTCCTGCATCTCGGCGGTGAACTCCTCCGCCTTGCCGGACTTGAGGATCTTCAGCGCGCGCTTGGCGGCCGGGAGGTTGATGCCCTTCCCTTCTGCCTTGGAAAGCGCCGCACGCGCCGTGCCCTGGGCAGAGGCGGCCTCCTCCTGCGCGCGCCGGATCTGGGAAAGCTGGACGGCAACGATCGCCTCGGGCGGGATCGTCTGGTTGTGCTCTTTCGGGGCGGAGACGGCAGACATCGGGGGCGTCCTTTCGTGGATTGATGCAAGGCGGGTTTCGATGCGACGGCGGTCGCGGAGGTAGGCTTCGGCGCGGTTGAGCATCAGGGGCTATCCCCGTCGCGGACCGGCGCTGCGGCGACGGCGGACTGGAGGCCGATTTCGACAAGCCGCCGCACGGCCTCGGACTTGGAGCGGATGCGGTTGTTCCATGCCCACTCGTCGATCGCCTTCATCTCGGCCGGCGACATGAACATGTTGAAGCGTTCGGTCTTGGCCTCGCTCACAGCACGGCTCCGGTCAGGGTGGAGCGCTTGCGCAGCGCATTGAATTCGGGGGCGTCGTCGTCCAACGGATCGGCAGAGACCGGCGCTGGGAAGCGCTCAGAACAGGCGGCGCAGAACCAACGACGGGAGCCGGGCTCGATTGGGTTGGCGCACACGAGCCGGTCCGGCGCCGGCTTTTGATCCTGATCCGGGAGGAACTGTCGGCACTTGAACGGGCCGACCGCAAGGAACGTTTCCGGCGATTGCGCCGCCGGCACATACTCGACCTCGAGCTCGACCGGCAGGAGGAACGGCACGTCATCCGTCATGATCGAGGGAGCGACGACCTTGGGCCGCTTCTTCGCAACGCCCTTATGAGCCTTCAGCTTGATCCGCTCTTCCCGGCACTTGGTCCGGATCGCCTTGGCCGTCCAAAACTTCAGCTTCCGGGCCATTTCGGTCGCGCTCATGCCCTTGCTGGCGAGAACGCGCACCTTGTTCAAGCGCGCCTCGGTCCATTCGAGGTTCGGCTTTCGCGCATTGGCCGAGACGATCTCCTCCCGCTGCATCTTGCCGATGATCGAATTGCGCGTGAAAGCCACGTCGAACTCGCGGGTCATGACGACCGCGATGTCCGAGGCGGAACCGCCGCCGGCCGCGAGGCTGCGGAGCCGACCGGTCATATCGTCAGTCCAACCACCCTTCTTCATGCTGCAGCCCTCTGTTGAATGATGCTGATCGACCGGGCCCGCCCGGGGTGAAAGTTGATGAAGCCGCGCTCATGCAGCGCGCAGACGACGCGGTTGATGCTGCTGCGGGAGGACATGCCGGCCGCAGCACAGATCTCGGTGTAGGAGGGCGAGAAGCCGCGCTTGGCGATGAGATCCTTGATGACCCGAAGGACTTTCGCCTGAACCTGCGTCAGGCCGACCGGTGGCTCTGGGTCCGCGAACTCATGATTGCAACACGGGCAGCGGTGCATCATCGCTTCCCTCCATCGATGGCCTGATCGAGGGCGGCGCCGAGCGAGGCCATCTGGGTCATCGCTTCGAGCACCTTTGCGCGGAGGGCTTTCGCCTCGCTGACGTCGATCCGACCGTCGGCGAGCGCGTCAGACAGCGCGACCTCGACTTGCGAGCCTCCGGTCAGGACGCCCGAGAGGTGGCCGAACCAGTTGGCTGCGGATTGGCTGGTCGGCATCGGCACGAGCAGGTGCCCGGAGAGCTCAGCGAGGAGCTTGGTCACGATCGGCTCGCCGGCATCCTTCTCCAGGTCGGCGATGACATCGATCGGCGCGAAGACCTCTTCCTGGCGGGCCCCGTAGCGGGACAGGAGAGATTCCGTGCCGCGGGTGATGCCCTGGCAGCGGCGAGGCCCACCGGCGGCACCGATCAGATCCCGGGCTGCACCCTTCAGGCGCTCATAGGTCTCGTTCGGGAAGATGCGAGCAATGGTCATGAAAGTCTGGCCCGGTTCTTTTCATGGACGCTCGGCGTTGCCGGGCGCAGGCTCCGTGCAATGACGGATCAGGAGGCTGGGATGACCGACGCTGAAATCGACGCGCGGATTGACGTGCTGGACAGAGCAATCGCAGAGCTGCTGGCCCGGATACCGCCCATCGATCGCGAGTCAGTTTTCGACCGGCTGCGCTGCGAGTTCGACGGCGATGACCGCGCGGCCGAGGCCGTCGAGCGATTGGTCGAGGATGCTTCAGAGACCAGTGGCCACCCGATCGACGTCGCCATCCGGCAGATGCGTCGGCGACATGAGGCCGAGCGGCGGCTGGGCACCTGACCGGGTTTCATGCCGCGGCCTCGACTGGCGGTTCGAAGAACCAGCTATCGCTCCAATCAATGCCGCGCTGAGCCGCGGCCTCTCGGACCCGCTGCATCTGGTCGCGCGACGGCTCCAATTCTCCGGCCTCCCAGCGCGAGACCGTCGCCTGCCTGGTCCCGGCGATGGCGGCCATCTCGGTCTGGGTGACGCCGAGGACGTTCTTTCGGATGTGAAGGAGTGGGCTCATACGCACAAATATACGTCAGCGTATGCGAATTGCAAGCAAATTATACGCGCACGAATTAGACGCTCAATATACCGATGCGTATAGTCGGGGGATGGATGTCGCCCGATCGCTTGCCAAGCTGATGGAAGAGAAGGACTGGAACCAGTCCCAGCTCGCAGAGAAGCTCGACACGACGCAAGCCACCGTGTCCCGGTGGATGAACGGCGCAGACCCCAAAGGGAAAACGCTCCAGAAGATCGCGTCTCTTCTAAAGTCAGAAGGCATCGACGATGGACCGGACGAGCACAAGCGCGTTCCGCTGGGCCAAGAGTTTGATCCTGACCCAGAATTCGACGATGGCAGCCGGCCTTCCATCATTTCCGACGATCTGACGAAACTCGGCGTTTCGACCCTTCGGCCGTTCTCCGGCGAAGTGCCTGGATCGAGCCCCGACATCGACACATCGGCGGGTGCCGGGCCCGGCGGCCTGCCAGCCCCTTCGGTTCTGCCCTCGGGCGAGGTTGTGTATGCCGCCGACGCGGTTCGCGGCGAAATCCTCATGCCGGACTACCTTCTGTCGGAGTTCACCCGGGCCAAAGCGCCACGCGTCCACTGGATCAAGGTGCGCGGTGATTCCATGGAGCCGACCCTGCTGCCTGGCGAGCGTGTTATGGTCGACACGACGGACCAGCAGTTCGGTCAAGGCGGCGTCTTTGTCATCAGAGACCCTGATGGGGAGATCCTGGTGAAGCGGCTACGGAAACTAAAGGACGGCGAGATCGAGCTCGTTTCCGACAATCCGAAGCAGCCGCCAATGGTTCATAGGGCGGACGAGATCGGAATTCTTGGTCGCGTGGTCGGCCGGCTTGCCAGGCTGTAACCGGGATGACCCAGCCCACGACCATCCACGTCGTCGTTGCCTTCAAGCGCCTTGAGGATGACGAAGACACAATCGCCGCGGAGCCGCCGCAGCAGTTGCCGTCGGTCGGCCAGGCGACGCAGCGGGCGAAGATGCTGGCGGCCACCCATGCCGGCGCGATTGCCTGGTCACGGACCTTCGATCCCGACACCGGGGACTATGGCGAGCCGGTCATTCTCGTGCGGCTGGGGACGATACCGGACTGGTTCGACGAGACGGGCGACGCCGGCGGGTAGCTAGCTATCCAAGTTCCTGAGGCTCTTGGGCAAACCCACCTCATCCGCAATCTCTCGCCAAAGCCGGGAGAAGGTGAAGCGGTCGAAGGGTCTCCCGTCTGGCCGAACAATCATTGGACCTCGCCGATCATCAACGGCGGCCAGACACCGCTCGATCAGCGGGCAGTTGCCCAAATCGACCGATCGCCCCGTCCCGACCATCAGGCGACCGTCCTCGATCATCTCGAAGGTCAGACCACCAACCCAGCGCTGTCGCTGAAAAACTATCTCATCGGGACCGTGGGGCTCGCCCTGCTGGATAGGCTCCCACCACCCGATCACCTCCGACTGCCGGAGGTTGAGTTCGAATTGGCAAGCCTGGGCCAAGGCGAGCCTTACTTCCCCGACCGAGAGAGCATACTCGACGAAGCGTTCAGCCTGAGGCAACGTCATGGCGGCCCGCTTGGTACGGCGAGCATCAAAATCGGAGCTCATGGCCAGTTCAAGGAGCCGATCGCAGTCAGGCACCTCCCTCTCCACTCCGAACCGGAAGAGCAAGCGAAGCATTTGAAGGCCAGCGCTGGCCCGCCGTTCTTGCCGTCCGTTACTTCCGGTTTCAGGCCACGCGAACGCCTCGTGCCAGTCGCGCAGGGTATCCGCCATGACCCCTGACAGCTTCGCCTCCAGATGCGGAGTGAGGAGCTTCAGCCAGCGCAAGTAGGTCGCGCGTGTGCTGGCCTTCACAGAGGCCAGCGGCGATGCCGGGTCGTCCAGATAGGCCTCAACGAGCGCTCCCAGAGTGCCTGGTTGCGCGGGCGCCTTTACCTGCTCCGCAGGAGCACCATGAGCGAGAGCCTTCGTCTGCCACTTCCGGCATTCAAGAGCGATGCGCTCGAAATCGGCCGGATCGTTCCAATCAGGAAATAGCCGAACGTTCTTGGGCAGGAATCCCGCCGCCACTGCCGACGGTGGCGCAGCCCAGATGACGTAGGGCTCGCGACCCGGCGGCCGTCGAATCTTCAGCCCCGGCGCATCCAGTTCCAGCTTCTGCCCAGCAACCTCGACGGTGGCGAATTTCTTCATGGCGGTATCTCAAAACGAAAAAGCCCGGCGGATTGCTCCGCCGGGCCTTCGATAGTCTGACTAGGTCAGATTACCAGGAACGCTTCAGGAAGATGTTGAGGTTCCAGGCGCCGTCGCCGTTGTCGCCGTTCAGGTCCGTACCAGCGCCATTCTCGCCCTGGATGTTGGAGTAGAACAGATCGCCAACGAGATCGAGGCCCTTGACCGGGGTGTAGGCGGTCGTGAAGCCAACGCGCCATGCGTCGATGCTCAGACCGTCAACCTGATCCGAACCCTCGAAGTTGGCGTAGCCAGCCGAGAGCGACGACCAGACCTGCGGGGTCCAAACGTGCTTGTACGAAGCCAGAGCCGACCAGCTGGTGCCCGGAGCGACCGAAGCGGTGATGTTGGCGCTAAAGGGATTGAACACGCCAGCAACCGAGGTGCCACCGGTGATGCCGGTGAAGGAGTTGGCGTTATCGCCGTAAGCGGCCGACACGAAGAAGCGGTCGCCAGCCGAGAAGTTGTCAAGCGCGATTTCGAGGCCGCCACCGATGGCCCAGCCCGACTCGTTGTTCAGCTCGATGGGGTCATTGATCGTACCCGCACCGTTGCCGAACGAGACAGCCTCGTTGACGTAGGCAGCCGCCACCTTGGCGCTGAAGATGCCCGAAGCGTAGGTCACCGCAGCGATGATGTCGGGGATGTTGTCGTTGCCACCGGTGAAGTAGTCACCGAAGCCGTCAATCACTTCGCCATCCGTGTAGCCGAGAGCGCCGCGATCGCGGTTGTCTTCAACCGACAGAGCCAGACCGAAGCCATTGACGGCGTAGGTCAGCTGGATGTGGTCGGTGGTCGAGTCCGAACCGAACATGCCGGTGTCGTTGTAGCCACGACCGAAGTCGAACAGCGAGGTGAAGCGACCAGCCTTCAGCGGGCCGAGCTCCAGGTAGGCGCTGTCGACGTAAGCCGAGTTGGTCGAAGCGTTGACCAGGTCGGAGAAGGTCTGACCGCCCGAGAAGGTGTTACCGGTCTGGGCGCGCATGTCGATGAAGCCGGTCAGGTTACCGTATTCGGTGACCGTCGAAGCCGTCGCCTGGATCGAAACTTCCGTGTAGAAGTTGCCCCAGTTGCTGTCAGAGTAGCCACGGTTGAACGGGCCAAAGTCCGAGTCGCCGAAGGCGGTGCCGAACTTAACGTAGCCACCGATCTTGATGCAGGTGTCCGTGCCCGGCGAGTAGAAGAAGCCAGCGCCGAAAGCGTCGCAGACCTTCACGTAGTCAACCGGCTCGGCGACCGTGAGATCCGCCGCCTGAGCGCCACCAGCCATCAGCATGGCTGCTGCAGAGCCGAG